GCTCCACCAGTTGGAGGTGCGACTCCACCAGTTGGCGGTGCGGCTCCACGAGTTGGCGGTGCGACTCCACCAGTTGGCGGTGCACCTCAAGGTTACAACGCTAGGTTGGATGAATCTCTAGGNGCTAGAAACCCAGGAGCTACAGGAAGCATGGCCGGCAGACGCGCAATGAGCGAAGGCATGGAAAGATCAATGGGAAGAGGACCTTATTCGGGTGCTCGTACCATGGCTAAACGAGGCGGAACAATTAAAAAGAAGAAAAAGTAATTAATGGAAGATACTACCGCTATTTACCTAGTCCTAAAGAGGGTTAGGGAGCGCAAGGAACAGATAAAAACAGTTATCGCCAATGGCATTCACAGCTGGGACGTATACAACAAAACGGTTGGTGAATTCAAGGCTTATAACATAATGGAACAGGAAATACAGGACCTGCAGGAAAGAGAAAATGACGGAGATACCAAAACGTAGATTTGCTTTAGAGGAAAAGGATTTATCCGTAGAAGCAGATGAAAACAATAAAGTGGCTGAAGATAAGGAAAATCGGTTTGTTAAAAAAATACAGGACGAGGCCCTTAACGAGATTAAGCATCTACCAACAGATAAAATTTTAGACAGATTACCTAACCCTACAGGATGGAGAATATTGGTTCTTCCATACAAGGGACAAGGAAAGACTAAGGGCGGAATAATATTGTCCGACACGACAATCGAGGAGCGGGGCTTTACAACAGTAACAGCGTTAGTCTTGAAAGTTGGACCGGATGCATACAGAGACACAGAGAGATTTACAAAAGGACCATGGTGTAAAAAAGGAGACTGGATTATATTTGGTCGTTACGCCGGATCCCGTTTTGGAATAGAGGGTGGTGAAGTGAGGATACTTAACGATGACGAGATAATTGCCGTGGTAAAGGACCCGGAGGATATCTTGCAATTTAAAACATAACAGGAGGAAATATGCCTGCAGAAGAAAAAATGAAAGTGCAAATGCAATCAGACGCAGATGCGAAGATGGTTGACTTGCCAGCCGAAGGTGAAGTTACCGAGGTTAGCCTCGATGAAGCACCTAAAAAAGTTAATGTTGATGATACTTCTAAAGAAGTGGATGTCGGTGTTAGTGAAGGGGCCACTTCATCGGAAGTAGATGACTACGGTAAAAAAGTTCAATCAAGGATTGACAAATTAACTAAAAGAGTAAGGGAATCTGAAAGACGTGAACAGGCTGCCGTTCAATACGCGCAGGGAGTTCAGCGTGACGCACAAGAAATAAAACAAAGGGCGCAGCAGGTTGATTCCGGATACGTTGCTGAATATGGTGACCGTGTGGAATCACAGATTGCCAATGCCAAAAAAGAATTAAAAGAGGCTATGGATTTGGGGGACACAGAAAAACAAGTTGATGCCCAAACCAAGCTGAGCCGTTTGGCCATTGAGGAGGAACGAGCAGAATCCCATAAAGCACAGCGTGAAAGATTAAGACAGGAAATGGAAGCACGCGGCGTGGACCCAAGACAGCCACGAATGCCACAGCAACCATATCCACAGCAAAGACCAGCACCGAGGCCGCCAGATCCAAAGGCGGAGGACTGGGCCAACAAGAACGAATGGTTTGGACAAGATGAACCAATGACCTTGACATCTTTCTCAATTCATCGTAAACTAGTTGAAGAAGGATTTGACACGACATCCGATTCGTACTATAGTGAAATAGACAAAAGGATGAAGGATACATTTCCTCATCGATTTGACAAGGTTTCGCCTTTTCAGTCAGTCTCTTCTGTTAATAGAAGTGGAGGGCCAGGAAGGCGCAAAGGCACAGTGAGACTCACACCATCACAGGTTGCCATTTCAAAAAAACTAGGTGTGCCACTAAGCGAATATGCGAAATACGTGAAGGAGTAGGCATATGATTATGACAACGAAACAACCGCAAAAACTACCATCACGCGAGTCTGAAACCCGAGAGAAGACTTCTCGAAGGAAACCATGGGCTCCACCGACATCACTAGATGCACCACCTGCGCCAGCCGGTTTTAAACACCGCTGGATAAGGGCCGAAATAGTAGGACAGCTGGACAATAAAAATGTCTCCGCTAGACTGCGCGAAGGTTGGGAATTTGTCCGATCGGATGAATATCCTGATACTGAATGGCCTCAATTAGATTCAGGTAAATATGAAGGTGTTATAGCTGTTGGAGGATTAATGCTAGCAAGGATTCCTGAGGAAATCGTTGAAGAGCGGAATGCTTACTTTCATCAACTGACGAAAGATAAGGATGAAGCGATTGCAAGCGATCCACTTAAGGACCAACATCCTAGTATGCCAATCTCTTCGGAGAGAAGCACTCGCGTAAGTTTTGGTGGCAAGAAACCTAGTTAGGTTTTCCACATAATTTACACATTATTGACACACTCATGAGGAGTGGGTCACAACAATTACTATGAGGAAAAATCATGGCAAATGTAGACGCGCCATTTGGTTTTAGACCTGTAGGGGAATTGGGAAGTAACATCCAAAATGGAGGTACTTCAAAGTACCTAATTACTTCCGGTGACGGCCAAGCCATCTTTAAAGGTGATTTGGTTAAGCTAGAAACAACTGGATATATTACTAAAAGTGATGACGGCGACGCCGTCGTTGCAATTGGTGTATTCAATGGTTGTTTCTATGTTGCACCTACTACAAAAAAACCAACATGGTCAAATTACTACCCTGGGAGTATTACTCCAGCAAGTGGTGAAATTGAAGCGTTCGTCTATGATGATCCGAATAAACTTTACGAAATTCAAACTGATGGTACTATTGCTCAAAGCAGCGTAGGCAGAAATGCAGACATTGTTTATGCAGCAGGCAGTACCGTTAATGGACAATCTAAAACTGAACTGGACGCTACCACTGCGTCAGCAGGAGCTACAGCTCAGTGCAGGATTATAAGAATTTGTGAAGACCCAAGTAACAGCGATAAGTCTGCTGATAATTCGAACTGGATAGTTCGTCTTAATGAGCATCAATACTACGCTGATGTTATTGGGGTTTAACCTATAGGAGGAATTGAACAATGGTAATTTCAAGAATGCAATTGGTCAAAGAACTCGAACCAGGGTTAAACGCACTGTTCGGGTTAGAATACGACCGCTACGAAAACCAAAACGCAGAAATCTTTGAAACAGAGAGTTCTGATCGTGCATTTGAAGAAGAAGTGATGCTTGGTGGTTTTGCCAACGCAGCTGTAAAACCTGAGGGTCAAGGCGTAAGCTACGACGACGCTCAAGAAACTTACACTGCAAGGTATACCAACGAGACTGTCGCTTTGGCTTTCTCATTAACTGAAGAAGCCGTGGAGGATAATCTCTACGACAAAATCAGCACTAGATATACAAAGGCATTGGCACGTTCAATGGCTAACACTAAACAGGTGAAAGGTTCGAATATTATAAATAATTCAACCACATCTGGATACACTGGAGGTGACGGAGCATTATTAGTTTCCGCTTCACATCCAACTCTTAGTGGAAACCAAACAAACGTATTAACCACTGCTGCCGATCTTAACGAAACTTCGTTAGAAGCGGCACTTATCCAGATTGCGCAAATGAAGGATGAAAGAGGATTAAAGATTGCTCTAAGGGGCATGAAATTAATTCTTCCGGTAAATCTTCAATTCGTAGCTGAAAGGTTATTGAACTCTGCAGGACGCGTAGGCACAGCTGATAATGATATCAATGCAATCAAATCTATGGGCATGGTCCCACAAGGTTATGTCATCAACAATTTCTTGACTGACACTGATGCATGGTACATTAAAACTGATGCCCCTAATGGACTTAAACACTTCAATAGGGCACCTATTAGAACTGCAATGGAAGGCGACTTCGATACTGGAAACGTTAGATATAAAGCGAGAGAAAGATACAGCTTCGGCTGGTCTGACTGGCGTGGAATATTTGGCACCCCAGGCGCAGCGTAAAATAAATAAAGGAGGGCGAAGTTAGTTTCGCCCTCTTTACTAAACCCCGTTAGACTTAAAACGACTACTTATTTAGGAGGGTAGACAAATGGGAACAACAACTTTTAATGGACCAGTTAGGTCGGAGAATGGTTTTAAATCTATTACCATAGCCGCATCAACTGGTGTAGTTACAAATGAAGCTGTCTATGATACGAGACCAAACTTTCGTCAAACAATAGACAATACAACTTTTAATACTGGTGGTGCTGTCACTGATACTTTAACTGTACAAGAATCAGGAACACTATTTAATGTAGATGGAACTGGTGATATTGTCGTTAATATGCCAGCATTGAGCACTGCAAATGTAGGAACAACATATGAATTTATTGTTACTACTGCAGTAGGTGCAGGAACAACAGTTACTTTTGTTTTACCAGGTTCACTTGTTTCAAATTGGTATGCAGCAATACAACTTATGGGTGGTACTGCCGCTAATCCAGCAACTGATGTTGCAGGAGACACTTTAACTTTACCTAATTCTACTATTGTTAATTCAAGAGTTAAACTTACTTGTCTTAGTGATGATGCAACCAACTCAACGTGGAAGGCGGAAACATTAACTTCACCAATAGCAACTAGTGCTTAAAATAATATAACCGTGAGTGGGGTGTAATGACCCCACTCTTGTACAAGGGGAATTAAAATGACGGAATCAGCAAATATACAATTTGATGGAGAGAGAAAAGCCATCGTTTCTTATACAGCTACAATTGCATCAACAACGGCTGAGAATTATACTTTCGCCGTATCAGCTTTTAATGCAAGTACACTTAACGGAAAGGCTGTTACACGATTAGATATTAACCGTGCATGGTTTAACGTTTCAGCGACTGCACCGGCTGCAGCTATGACAATTGAGTGGAATACTTCAGGAACTAATGAACTAGCCCTTACGGGAGTTTATTCTGGAGAATATGATTTTACTAGTATTGGCGGTCTTGTGAATCCAGAGCCTACAGACTGGGATGGTGGAATTAAAATTCTATTTAATTCAGTCACCAATAGTGATACCTGTTCAATAGTATTAGAGCTTTTGAAAAAATATACGTAGGAGGTTAAATGGCTTATTCAGGCACTAGAACATTTAATCTTCAAGTTGAAGAGATCATCGAAGAAGCATTCGAGAGATGTGGACTTGAGGTAATGGGCGGTTATGACTTAAAGACTGCCAGAAGATCCTTGAATCTTATGTTTTCAGAATGGGCCAATAGAGGTC